CAATGGTGACCAAGATACCAAGCCCATGCAGCACTGTATCGGTTCAGGCGTGGGCCATGAACCTCAAACTCCTCGTCCGCAAGTTCCACTAACCCCAGTGGGCTAATGGCTACTGTTAAGTCGCTGGACGCTGCTCTATACGATGGTGACCAAAAGTCAAGTGCCATGTTTTAGACCTTACTACAGTTTTACTGTGCGGTCTTTTTGGGTGCTGCCTTCTTTGCAGGTGCCTTCTTAGCGACTTCTTTCTTCTCTTCAACTGCGGCTGTTACTTCTTCAACAACTGCGGGAAGTTCTTTAGAAGCCTTTGCAAGGAAGGATGCAGTTCCCTTATCACCAACAAGTGTGCTTGCATAAGCAAGACCTGTGATGATGAGTGGCATGATTGCAGCCTGTGCACCTGGGTCAAGGTTCCACTTTGCAAGGAAGTACGAGAGTGCGCCAACGATTGCGCCCTTAAGAGTCTGGTCTGCGACCTGCTGATTCTTGGTAGCCATAGATTCTCCTTATGATAGGGTATGCTTCAATAATACTTTATCTAGAGACTTGTTGCTCTTGGACATGAGAATAGAACGGAGAACCAGTATGCGGGTCGTAATGGGAAGCAACCATAAGGGCTTTAAGAGCCAGACTTTTAGCCTGGGCAGCAGTAAACTTCTTCTTCGGAAAGAGGGCCTTAAGAGCACCCAGTGCGTATGGGGACCCCGTACCCAAGGAATAGATACCACTGTTATCGGAGACCCAGGAGTAGTCCCCGTCCACAGTGTAGATGACACCATGGATAGCAACGATAATTGACGAGCCTTGTTCCGCAACATGGTCTGATTGGTCGTTGGTTGGAGAAGAGTATCCCTGCGAGTCAAAGCATTCTCGTAGGTCTGGGATAAACCTGTTTGTAAAGAACTTGTCTAACTTGACACCAGTAGTGTTTGCTGGGGGAGTTGGTGGGGTGAAGACATGGTGCAAAATGTTAATTGCACGCATGTCCCCAGCCGCCCCAATTAAATACTTGCCATTCTTGGCAATCTTGCCAGAACCAGGACGAACCGTTGTAATACGAGATACAAACCCATTGGTATCTGTATCTGAGATTCGTGAGTCGTTTGCTAGTACAGCAAAACCATCACCCTGAATTCCGACAATTGTGGTCATTCTCCGAACACTTTCCCTTTATAGAACATGGTGCCATCGTGGATAGGAAGCATCTCAGGATGGAATGGACCTTCACCTTCTTTGAAGTAGATGATTCCCAAGCCTTGTTGCCAGTCCTCTACAATCGTTAATGGACGACCATCAAGGTCAATACCACCTTTAGTAGAAGGTACTTCTCCAGATACACGAGCAAGACAACCAAACGAAATAGCGGCTACTGTTTTTGCACCATCCCAATCTTGACGTGTACGCTCTGCCCATTCACGGCGATGAATATGCCCGTACACTACAGAAACTTTCTCTGTAGCAAGATACTTGTGAGCAGTAGAACCACCTGAAGCAACTTTGTGACCATGAATAATCTTGATGCGATTATTCAACCAAAGTTGACTTGCAGGATAACCAGCAAGGTATTCAACACCAAAGTCATCCAGACGACACAGGAAGGGCACAGAGAGCACTGGGAAACTATCTGGCTTGTTACCTTGCTTCAATCCAAAAGACGCTTTTGCGTTGTCTAGAATTGAGTTTGTTAGGCGTGCTTCGTGGTTACCTTCAATCCAAACGATGCGAGCATACGGTGCAGCATCTCGCAAGCGTGCACAAAGTGTCGTCATATAGTCAATAGTTGCTTGCGTAGTTAATGCATATGCAGGACTAAGACGATACTTACCAAGTTCTGGAAAGTCTGTGTTGTCACCATTTAATGCAATGATGTCAGGCTTTTCTGATTTAACAACTGACACCGCATAATCAATAGCAACAGGGTCATGTGTAGAAACAAGATTTCCATCCTTGCCTCTGAAGAATCCTGCTTGGATGTCAGGAAGTACAACGCACTTTTTCCAATCAGAGATTGAAGGTTTTACAGTAACCTTTGGCAGTTTGATTGCAGGACCTTGACGAACAGGGTCCCATGAAGGTCCAAAACTGTTAACCGCCTTTAACTGCTCAGTTAGTTGGCCCACAACCGCAACTTCCATTAATATGCCGTTGAATACTGCTTGTAGAAATTGAGTGTCCCAAATTCTTCAGTACACGGTGTAACCAAGCAACGCTGTATGTTTTGGATTTACCATTGCCCAAATCGGCACGAATGGCATCAACTGCTTTGTCTAACGTTCTTTGGTCGTCTTCATCCAGTTCTGGTCGGACACGCATCAATTTACAATCGCTACTGTCCCGACCAGCCTTTGGATTAGCAAAAGCCTCTGTGAGGCTCATGGGTTTTTTGTTCTCCATATTTCCTAACCTTAGTTGTAATCATGAACTAATGCATGATTGTGGTCAGGATTATGTTAGCAGATTACTTCTTGAGATGCCAATCAATATGGTCGTCCAGGCGTTCCCCGACCTTATCCACGCTCTTCTGAACTTTGTTTAGTTTTAGCATGACAGCACCATGGTCAGCATCATTCTTTTCTTTCATGCTTTTAAACTCTTTTATAGCAAGACCAAGAAGACCACTCACCGCACCGATTAAAGCAACAATAATGGATGCGAGAGCGGGGTCCATTAATCGCCTCGGAAAGCCTGTGAACGAGAAGAACGGATAGTAACAGGTGTAGGACGTGATGATACTGGTTCCGCAGTGCCCTCAGCAATTGCACTTTCAGCAGTATTGCGGAAAATACCTTTTGCTTGAAAAGCCATAATTTGACGAGAAGGGTCTACTTCTCTAATAAAAGGTTGACCAATAACCGCATGTCGTGGAGTACCTGACTCATCCACAAACCTGCTTTTCTTTCCACCAAGGTATAGAACGCCACCAGTAATACCAGAAATAGGCTTGTCCAGGTTACGGAAGTCACTAGCATCTCCTAGTGATTCTCCAAACCCTCTTTCATTGATTGTTGATGGCACAAGTAAAGATGGAAAATCAGCCCTACGACCCTGCCTGTCTACCATTCGTGCAATAGCAGGATAACGTGAATGAGGTGCACGAGTAGTTGGTACAGCAAGGGCTTGTCCTTGTTCTTCAGATGCTTGCTTCATTCGTGGAATTGTTGTATTCTCAGTTACAGATGTAACGAGTGTTAACTTGTCGGGGTTAGGGTTGGTAATCAATTTATCTTTTGGCACCACATCCCTAGACTGTGCTTTTGAATACACAATTTCATGAGATGGTAACTCTTCAATGGCTTCATTAGCCTTCATTAAATGCATTAAGCCTTCGCTGGTGCCACCCCAACGATGAATAGGACTTAAACCTTTTTCAATTGCGTCATCTGCATGGTCTGCAATTTCACGGTACCCCAAACCAAGAAATTGTGCTGCATTTTGAAATGCCATTTTAGTTCGTGCTAATTGAGCAACGATACCTGCTGGTAGCCCCATCTGACCACCATGCGCAAAGCAAGCGCTGGAACAACCAGCGGTTTCAAAACCACATGTGTTACAGCCCTCAATACCGCTACTTGTGCTTGGTCTTTGATAATGGACAATCTGCGAGTAACCTTGCAGTTCAGGAATACCAGATGCCGCACCAGCCTCTGTTTTTAAACTTTTAGAAAAAATAAAAGGTTTTTCACCACCTTTATAAATTTTCCCGTTATGTTCAATCATTGTTTCCGTAGAGATTTTAGAAAATGCTGCTTGGGCTTCTTCTAAACCAGGCCCTGCCCAGTAAGTAACTTCTTCGGGGGTAACAGCAGCAAGACGTTGGTGAAATGGGGTAATTCTTAGACCCCAAGGGTTTTTACCACCTGGTCCAATATATTTTCTAGCCATTAGAAATCAACTCCATCTACGTTGTCTTGATTAGCAGCACGATACGCTGCCAATCCCTTTTTCTCCCAGCGGTTTGGCCCACCAGATTTGTAGGTCAAACGAGATGGGTCATTAAGTTTGGTTGACTTAAAGCGCTGTGGCTTAAAGGCATCCAAGGGGTCTGTAAAGATTTCCCCGTTACCTGTCAGTCGGCGCTGGCGGTCAATTCCACCCTTTGGACCACGGCGAGGTGGAACATAGGGGTTGTGGAATGCCGTAGCCGACTCAAAGTATTTGTAATGTGTGGCGGCTTCCGCAAACATTGTCCTGCGAGCAGCAGACACTGGTTTAAAGTTATACGTGGTCTTGTAACCAGCGTATACTGCTGCAATCGGGATACCACCTTCAACACTCTGGATGCGCAGAGACGATTGGTACGGCGCAGGTGCAGAGGGTTCGGCGGCACCTTGTTCGGGTGCTTCGCCGTATTCCATTATTTAGTCAAATACTACTGTTGGGTTTGGACGGTTCATGTGTCCACCCGTGTTGTATTCGTACTCAAACTGTGGCATTCCGTCACCTGACATTGCGCCCTGTACGAATTCTGACAACACTGTAGGAGCCTCAATCCAAGAGGCTGCACCAACGTGTGCACGCTCCTGCATGGTCTGCTCTGGATGCTTGTAGAACATCTCAGGGTTGTTGTGGTTCATGCGCATTGGTGATGGAGCGGTGTCCATGTATGCACCCTGTGCAAAGTCACGAGGGACATCGGTGTCAGTTGCGACACCCTCTTCAAAGCGAAGAGGTCCTTTGTTCATTGGGATTGACGGGGCAAAGCCACGCTCAAACATGGTGGGCGACTTCTCAGGGAACATCGGTGCGGGTGCTACGTTCACAAAATCCTCCAAAGGGGACGGGGTTTACTTATCTATAAGATTATCATAAATCAGCGGAAAAAAGGATTATCCGCCACCAAGACCTGAGGCATCGTGTCTTGGATAGACATATGACAGGCAATTGCCAGACTGTCGGGATAGTCGTCAAACGCACCCTTTTCGTCAGGTGCCGCTGCCAACATGTATGGACCTCTATATACTTTTTCAAGGTCAGACATCTGCTGGTTAAAACGCTTCCAAGTACGCACACGGCGAGCCTTAGAATGTCCTGGAATGACCAATTGGTCACGCTGAATAAGTTCTGTTAGGTGCACCCAACGCTCGTTCTGGTTCTTAGCGTCAGAAGTAATAGCAAGAACCTCTACGCTTGGGAGAAGCAGTTGTAGACGCTCTGCTACGGCACCACCAACGCCCTGTGCGTCCACCCCAATACGAAGCACGTCATAGTTACGCAGGAAGTCAATAATCTGGAAATACTGAGACTCCCATTCCTCGTTGTTAATCTCAAGCCAGTTGAGGACACGGTGTTCGTAGAAACCAAAGGGGTCTGGATGGTCCCAGTCAACCCACACTACGGTAACTACCGTAGAGTCATTGGAGCGAGCAACGTCAATACCTGCTACCACGGGAGTACGCCACCACTGCTTCACAAGGGCCATAGAAGGGTCGTACATGCGGTCTAGGCGCTCTTCTGTGACAAACATACCCTTTTCAAGAATCCAGCGGTTGCAGTACGACATCTGGAATTCGTCAGAGTCTTCACCAATACGCAACTTCTCTTTGGCGATAAAGTTGTGGTAATTCTTGTTGTATTTTGCAGCAACCTTCCAGTCGTACTCAAAGTGTTGCTGACGCTTTGTTTTACCGCCAACAGACCTGCGCTTGTTGTACTGAATCATCTTGTAGAAGTAAGACTTGTAACGGGTAGCCGTTCCTGTGAGACAGATGGAGCCGTTGTTAAACGCCAACATGGGCTTGATTGACTTAGCAATCATGGTCTCATCGGCTTCCTGAGCCTCGTCAATCAAGACGAAATGGTAGGTCTTAGATTCAATCTTAGCCTTGGGGTTACAGGTCTGCATACGGCAGAGCGACCCAGCATTCTTTAGGCTGATTAGTTTGCCCTTACCACGGGAACCACCTGAGGCTGCTTTATCGTCAATCTCAGGGTCAAGCAAAAATTCAAGAGCATGGTCACTGGTCAGTTTTGAAACGATACGACCAAAGACGGTATCTGCCTGGTCTTCCGTTGGTGCAAACACACCGACCCAGAATCCCTTTTCAAATTTACCTAACCACGTTGGGTATACCTTTGCCAACTTGGGCAAGATGACCATTAGAGAGGCGCAGACATTAGAAAGAACTTCAGACTTACCAGACTGACGGGTAGCCACCACAGTGATTTCTTCACCATCACCAAGAACGATGGACTCAATCAAACGATAGGCAATTGGAACCTGATACGGAAACAGTTCCACATCACAAAACTCCTCTGTAAAGACAATAAGACGCTTTACAAGGTTGTCAAGAAATTCGGCAGAAGTCTCATCAAGGTCTTCCGCCTGTTCTTCCTCTTCTTCAATTTCTACTTCATCAAGTGCTGCCACGTGTTCAATAATACACGAAGAACGAGGGCGGGGGTCCCTACACAGGAGGGAAATAGGGACCCCCTAGAAGACTCGG